TTTAGATACATAAATTTTATCTTTTCACCTTCTTGAATACTTGGATAACGATTTATCAAATCGTTTTTCTTTAACAAATCATTATACAATATTGCACCACGAACATGAATCGGTGTACCTTTCTTTATCAATTCAAATGAAGATGTGTATTTACTTAGACCATTGATAGAACGTGGAAACGATATTTCTTCAGGTGGCAAAGTTTTAAATTCTTTTTTGAAATCATTGACAAACTGTATTAAAGTTTCTTGATTCTCTGTCATAATGATTCTTAACGCTTCTTTAATCTTGTCTCTACACGCAGATGGTGTGCTACTCTTTACAGCCTCGATACCCATCATCTTCAACTTTGGTTCTGTATATCGAACACCTTCTGAATCATGCACATTTAAAATATATCTTTTCTTTGCAGTCCAAATACCTTTATCTGCAATCACTTCTCTTGCCATATCCATTTTCTGTGCATATGCATTTGTGTAGTTTGCAAGTTGTCTGTAACTAGATTTAATCCAATCTTCTACAGTCTTAGAACAAATCTCATCAAGACAATTAATAATCTTTTCTTTTGATTCGTTTTCTATACCTATTATCTTTACAAGTTCACCAAGACGAATATACACACTATCTGTATCAGATGCAATCACATAACTTTTATCTTTTGTTTTATGAATCAAATTGAACTTTGCATTGAGTTCTTTTTCAATCCAACGAATAGCAAGTTGGCCAGAAAGTGTAACAGCCTCTGCCTGTCGAACATCATAAAATCTAAACCATTGATTACCTAACGCACCATATGCAGAGTTCAACTGAATCTTCTTTGCCATTTGTAGATTTCTATATCTACTAATACGATTGATAATCTCTCTATGATTTGATTCTGGTTTCTCTTTTCGTTTTCGTTCTAAGTCTTTTTCTGCTTCAATCATTTCTGTTTTATAACGAACACGATCATTATACATTCTTTCCATCATCTCTGGTAAGAAACCTTGTTTCTTTCTTGTAAAGAATTGATCATTCGGTGTGATTGTCATGTCTATTTCTTTGAGTGGATCTAGATTTATCTTCTGTTCTAAAAGATTATCTACATCTATTTTGCCATCAATGTCTGGTCTGTTTTCATTAATCAAAGTCTCTGGTGAAATATTATACTGCATAATCAAATGTGGATACAGACTGTTCAAATCAAACGATACAACCCAATCATGAAAACCAGTAACAGGTTCTTTTACATACGCACCTGCATACGCATCAAACTTTTTGTTATTCTCTTTTGGTGGCATCACTAAATGTTTTTTACGCAAATGATTATAGATTAAAGTATCCCACATACGAACTTGAGAGAATACATCTTGATAGTTTACTTTCGCATCATAGGCTAGAGTCAATGCAAGATCAATCAAACCCATCTTTTCTTCAAGTTGCATTACAAGTTCTACATCTTTGATATTATATTCTATAAACTTTTGGAAGTTTTCTTTATACAAAGTATGCAGATTGTCATACTCAGAATAGTTTATCTTTTCACCGACACCTTCGACATAAGAGATATGACCAAGTGTATATTTTTCTTGACTGCTATATGTAAACTTTTTATATAAATCGAGATAGTCAAGAGAAGATATACCAAGAAGATTATATGCGAAGTTCTTTTTACCATATTGCATAACACTTTTTTCTTGCACATAACCCCAAGGTGATAACTGTCTTGCCTTTGGTTCACTAAACAAGTATGCAATACGTCTATACAAATATGGTATATCAAATAAAGATGTATTCCAACCTGTAACTACATCTGGTTTTAGTTCTACCCAAAACTCAAGGAATCGTTCAAGTAGTTCTCTTTCATTTTTACATTGAATGTATTCTATCGTTTTATCTTCTGTTTTAAATTCACCAAGACCAAACACCATCTTGTAGCCACTCTTGTCTGCAACAGTAATACATTGAACTTCTTCACTTGCATCAGCAGGATTAGGGAAACCACGTTCAGACGCAACTTCGATATCAAGAGCCCAAATTACTATCTTGTCTTTGTTCCAATTGATGTTGTTCGGATACATATCACCTAGAAACTGATAGATGAAAGTTTCATTACCAAAGATATCAAAATTCTCTACGTCTTTATATTTTTGAATAAACTCTTTTGCTTCATAGATAGTCTCTTGTCGTATCTTTTCTACATAACGACCATCTAATGTTTTGAACTTTGTTTTTTCTTTGACTGGTATGAAAAGATGTGGTTGATAAGGAATCTTTTTCTGAACACGTTTACCATTCTCATCTACACCACGATAGTACACATCATTTTTCAATATTGATACATTAGTATAAAACTGCATAAAATAAAGACCTCTAATTCAATCGTTGTGAGTTATACACCTCTCTCGCATATTCTTCTTCAATTTTATAATTATCACAGAACTCTTTGTACATGGTATTCCAATATTTAATCTGTGTTTTATAATATGCGTCTGCTTCCATATATCCCAAATCTTCATATTCTAAAAATTGTTTCTCCATTATCCACTTATGATTTGGAACTATGTATTCTGGTTTGACAACAGGAACAATACGATCTTGTTTTTCAAGTAAGAACTCATCAAGTGTATCTCTTTCTTTTTCTGTATTCACAGGATCATAATGAAAACCAAATGCATCTGCTAGATTTTGATTAAATTCTTCTTCAGGGATACCTTCGTTTTCTTCTTCTTGATCGTGTTCCCATTCTTCTGACATTTTTACCTCTTAGAAATTACCCTCATCATAATTCGGAAATTCATTTTTTAATATCTCTATGGCTGATTCTGCATCTGCTGCCTGTTTTACTAAGTTGGTCATATCATCTATTATTTTAGAATGATCACCAACTGCAACAGCATTATCAAAGTATATTGCCAATGTAGATATAGCCTTCAGTTTTTCAGATTTAAAATGTTGATAAAGTGTGTTGAACAAGTGTCCTTGGTGCATTATTCTCTCCTATAGTTTAAAAGTTTCTCACAAGAACCTCTTTAATAGGTCCTCTTTTACTGCCATTACTATTTATGAATCTTCTTGCCTGTATCTCTAGTATATCATAATCACGATATAAGTCAAGTACAAAATCACAATATGAGTTGGATAATAAAAACTTTACACCTCTTTGATGTAATGTATCACATATATTTTTTAATTCTATTTGTTTCTTACTATCAAAATCATATTTCGTATATGCAGTAAATGAAGATGTTTTTGTCAATGGTACATATGGTGGATCAAAATATACAAAATCTTCTGAACTTGCATTTTTTACTTCGTTAAAATCTGCATATCGTATTTCAATATTATTTGGTGAATTAAATAAATGAAATGCTTTTTTAATTCTATCTTTGTCGTAAAACTTTGGATTCTTATACTTACCAAATGGTGTGTTGAAATAACCTTCTTTGTTTACTCTATACAATCCATTGAAACACGTTTTGTTGAGATATAAAAATCTTGCGGCTCTTTCAATGTTTGTCAATGATCTATATTCTACAGAACGATCTAATTCTCTTTTTCTATAATAAAATTCTTCTGTGTTTTCATAAGTGTCAATCTCACTAATCAAAAATGGTAACTCATCACGAACCATTTCATAGAAGTTTACTAACTCAGAATTGATATCGGTGAGAACAGCCTTTCTTGGTTCCAAAGCAAAAAAGACTGCCCCACCTCCAAAGAATGGTTCATAATAAGTATCGTACTCTTTCGGAATGTGTGGTAATATTTGTGCCAATAACTTTTGTTTCCCACCTGCCCATTTGATCAATGGTTGCATTATCATTTTCCTTCTATTGGTTGTATCCTTTTGTTCATCATATATTGATGTTTTTTTCTACGAAATCGTATCATTTCTGCAACTATAGAAATCGCTATCTCACCCGGATCGTCTGCACCGATATCAAGACCAATTGGTGCATGAACTCTTTCTATTAGTTTTCTTCTATCCCAATAGGTATCTTTTATCGTGCCAGTTTTCTTTGCAAGATTTCCATATGTCATTAATACTTTCATTTTAGAACCAATCATTCCAACATATTCTGCATCAGTATCTACTGCCCAATCCAAAATCAATTCATCTTGATAATGTCCTCTTGTGATGATTACAAGATAACTATTCTTATCAACATCTAGTGTTTGTAAAATGTCTGGTATTTTACCAACATGAATTTCTTTTGCGTCTGGGAATCTTTCTTTGTTTGCATACATATTTCTATCTTCAACAACATGAATATTAAAGCCTGCTACAGAAGCACACTTTGCAACTTGCGAACAAACATGACCACCACCGAACAAATACAATGATGGTATTACTTTCTTTTCTTTTTCTATTCTTTCTTCATCATATAAAGTAATAGGTTCAATCAACACTTTCACTTCTCCTCCACATATGTGTCCGTCTGTACTTCCATCTTGTCCAGACAAATCAAAATTGAGTATAGAAGATTCCTCATCATGCATCACAACTTTTGCTCTGCGATACACATCATTTTCTAAACAACCACCACCTATTGTACCAATCGTAAAATCTTCTGCAACAAGATACTTTGCATCTCTACTCATTGGTAGAGAACCTTCTGCTTCTACGATTCGTGCAACGGCGGCTTTCTTGTTGTTTCTTTTTAAATCTTCTATTGCTTCCATAATATCATCTGTGTTCATTATCCACTACCACCTACGTCTAACCAAGGATTTTCACTAAAGTTAAATTCTAAATGTTGTTCTGCGTGTCGAGCATAATCTTTAAAATATCTTATACGTTTATAATGTTCTTTCTTCCAATCACTCCAAGAATATTCTTGTAACCCCTTTGCCGTTCTATCTATCATTTCTATTTTGTAACATTCTTTCATGGCTCTAGGATCACGGAGGTATCTTGTCCAGTCCGCTTTTCGTAAAGTCATATCTTTCCTTTCTTTATGGTAAAGGGGAGCAGATTTCTCTACTCCCCTTGTTTCTACTGGTAGGAGATTAAATAATGAGTAAATTAACCAGTTAGAAACTCTTTTTCTTTTACATCAATCACTTCACCTATTTCAATCTTTTTAGGTTTTTCTTCTTCTGGTACAACTTCTTCCATGTGAATAGAAAGTATACCATCTTCTAAAGAAGCACCACGGACTTCAACATTATCAGAAACACTAAAACGTCTATGAAAAGATCGTGATGCTATTCCTTGATGAACAAGTTTCTGTTTTTCAGAGGATTCACTTTCTCCTTTGATCGTTAAAATGTTTTTCTCTAGTTCGATATCGAGTTCAGACTTTTTAAAACCTGCTACAGCCAACTCTATGATATGATTATATCTATCGACTCTTACAATATTGTACGGTGGGTAAGATGGTGATTCCCAATGAGAACCGTTTGTGAGTTGGTCAAATACTCTATCAAAACCAACGGACATCTTACGAAATGGATCAAAATCTGCTGAGGTGAAACGAATAAGGTTTGCGTTCATGAGGTTTCCTCCTTCTATGAAGCAAGGTTAATAAATGAAGTTCCTAAAATAGGCAACTTCGTGATACTACTATTTATAACAAAACTAAGCGTATCATATATTTTTATTTCGGTGCTATCTTGTGTTTATGTTTAAATACAGAAGTTTGTTGTTCAAATAGTTTTGGATCAATTAAATGTGGTTGATATGTACCATCACTCACTTTATCTGTAGAACCAAACCCACCTGTTCTATCTGTTTTCTGTTCTGGTTTTTCATCTGTTTCTATAAGATTGTAAGTTTGTTTTCTTCTCATTTCAACTTGGCATAATCTATCTAAATGATTTATTCTAATAGAACGATTACTATGAACATTCGTCAACATTAAAAATAGTTCATGTATATAATCAGAATCAATAATACCTGTTGAGTTTGCTAACATTAAACCATTCTTGAGTGGACTACTTGAGCGTGTATATACTTTCAAATAGTATTCTTCTGGTATATCAAAAATTAAACCTGTTGGCACTAATACTCTAGAACCATAAGGTACATTTATATAAGGTTTGTATGATTCACTTGACCATTGTAAATATGTATCTCTTTTACAATGAAATTTTGTTTTTTTATTATCGACTGTATATGCTGTTAATTGATTTTCACCTGTCAAAAATGCAGATACATCAAAACAAGCCGCTCCTTCTGTTTTAAAGTTTGGAGAAGGAACATCTGGGTGTAACTTGTAATACTTGAGTGACGGAAGCCAAGTCATTCGTATAACCCTCCATAAATTGTAATTGAAAAAAAGGAACCGACCTACACTAAACATGACTGTTCGTCAATGTTCGCCCTGCGAATCTTGAATATAACTCAAGATGCCTTTCCCTATTGGAGCGTCTATAGCCGCAAAGAACATCAATATTACTTTATTGTTAAGAGATATTCTCCAATGACCCTCGGTCGGATTGAAATTTTATTCTTTCTTTTTTCTGCCAATGTTATACTTCGGGCAAAGTTCCCATTCGTCTTTTTCACCATAAGCCAAAATTTTGATTTGACTCAATGGTGCGGCTGGGTCTGCTGTTGCCTCGGGACTTACAATATCCACCAATCCCCACTCTGCAAGTAAGTTCGTGATCGTGTTTCTTCTTGCAAGGTCGTTCTCAGAAAAGTTCGTTGGTTTTTTATCCAACGCAAAAAGTTCTTTAAAATGGACAATGTAATACTTGCCTTGTTTATGTAAGATATGACAAGACTGAAATAACTTTTTTTCTCTACGAGAAGATACTCCAATTCTTGTTAGTGTTTCTTTGACTTTCAAGAAGTCCTGTGGATCTCGCAAACCCACTTCAACCATTTCATCTGGACTCCATTCGATATTCTCATTCATTTTCTATCCACCCCTTTCCAATCTTCTACGCATATAAGTAAGTTCATTATCTGAAAGAATATCTAAAGCAGATTGTGCTTTCTCATTACTGTACCCATAGTATTCTTTCACCGTTTCTAAATTTTCAGGACTTTCTGACTTGTCCCATTTTTTGAAACGCTTTCTGCTTCTTACTATATTTAGTAAAAAATCAAACTGGAGTTTGTTCTGTAAAAGTGGTCTTTGATTCATTTCGTTTACAATTGCAATCGTATCTACAAAGTAACTCAAACAACGATTAATAACAAATGCAGGATATTCTTTCTCTACACTTTCATCTTCTGTATCCATTAGTTTTTCTTTTGTGTAGTTAATCGCCTTTAAATAATCACCAAGTTTCATAATATAGTCCTTAAAATTTTATTTTTCTTTACCATAGTATTTACAATTCATAAGAAATTTATGAACTTTATGACAAATATTTCTAGAAGATCCATCTTTCATTTTAACTTTACGATAGATAGGTCTTCCATCTTTCTTTCTATCCTTAATATGAGTATCATATTCAGGAATTAAAGAACACGGTGGTCTATTATCTAAATCTTTTACATATTCTTCTTTTCCAAACACAGTCAAAACTTTTTTTAATTTTGGATCTCTCCTAGAATCTTCATCTAATAACTGTCCATTTTTTGTTTCTATATATTCTTCAATGACATTAAAATCTTCAAATTCATACCATTCATCATGAAGAAGATGATCTTTAAAATAATTATGGGCTTTTAATTCTTCTC